TGTCGTAGATTTTGGGGATCATGTCCACCAGTTGGCGAGTCACATAGCGAATGGCCCGAGCCAAGTTGTCAACATAGTGGTAAGTACCAACGTCACCCTCGCGCTGCCGGGCAAGAATGGCTTTGCCGCTGCGCTCGTTGCCAGCCATGCCCAAACTAGCGTTGTACTGCCCTGTGGCCGCCTTGATGTCCTCAGACGCACCAGATTTGGCTTGTAAAAGGCCACTAGACGCCATTGGTGGCTGGGCGCGTTGGGGTAATGGCAGAGTTGCACCAGCGCCGTCTGTAACGTCTGGATTGACCTCTAGATACGGCCAGTTGGTGGTGTTGGCAGTCTTCCACTGCAATTCATACCCTTCAAACTGCCCACCGTAGCCAATGAACGGTGCTTTGGGTGCCAAGGCCAGCATTTCGGCCTCTTGGCTCACCCAATAGTTGTACATCCGCTGGGCGTCCTTGGCATTACGCACCAGACCAGAGACATAAATCTGCCCGTCAACCTCAAACTCATTGCCAACCACGCGCACGATAGGAATGTACTTACCCGCCCAATCGCGCTTCTCCAGCACCTCGTAACCGTTGGTTTTGACCCAGCAAACCTTCTGCCGCTGCACAACCCGGTTCTTTAGCGGCTTGCCGTAGAGTGCCTTCAGTTGCTTGTCATCAGGCGTGTTGTTGAACGCCGTGATGTTGTTGGGGTACAGGTTCAGCGTCTCAGGCTTGTACTCTACGTAGAAATACTCAGCAATCCGAACCGTCTCGTCCCGCAGCCATTGCGTCAGGTCTTGGTCGCCAATGCCAAGGGACTGCAAGCTGCTAATCGGCGCGGCATCTGGGTACAGGCGCTCGTACTCGTCCTTGGGTACGTCCTCCGTGACAAAGCACCACCGCGCATCCGCACCGCATGGGTCTTGGATAGCGGGATCCATGAACACCGAAAATGAATTCCGAACCCGGCCAATCTTCAGGTCTTGGTCAAAGCTGTTCTCGTCGCAGTACTCAGTCAGTACCCGAATGTAGCCTTCACCGTAGGTAACCTGGTTCTCGCAAGCCGTGTCGTAGGCCGTGTCAGCGTCACTGATGTACTCAATGTGCCGCACGATGCCGTTGAAGATTTCCGCCATCTCCGTATTGCCAATCTCGTCGGCAGGGATGACCTTGCCGCTTGGACGGTTGTGGCGCTGGTCGTTGGTGACTTGCCGAACGTGCTGCGGCAGCTTGTTAATGGTCAGGCAGGGACGGGCATTGATGGTCTGCCCTTGGACAGCCCCGCGAGTCGCCAGTACGTCAGCAGGCCACTGCCACTGGTTGTCCGGGCTACCCGCCATGAACCGCAAATCATCCAGTTCGTTGCTGCGCGAGTCGCTGTAGGCATCCACCGCCATAGTGAGGCGTGAGCGCATTGTCGCCAGCATATCGCGCTGGTCGTCCTGATCGCCCGGCCCCCCGCCAACATTGGCAACCTGACCAACCTTGTTGATGCCCGTGTAGTCAGCCATCATTTCTTCTTAGCCGTCTTGGCAGTCAGACCCGCACCCTTGCTGACCGGCAGCTTTTCGCCCCGACCGACTGATAGAGATACATTCTTAGTCATTTAACTACCCATCCATCCAGTTGATACCGCCGAATAGTCAGAGTACCTGCGAGGGGTCGCCTCACGATACTCCCGATGCGCCACAGGGAAAGCAAACGTCACACAGATCGCATCCGCAGCATCTGGACTGGCTAAACCCCGTGCTTTCATCTCTTTCTTGCTCTCCAAGAAGATCGTACCCCGTGAATCAGGCTTCATCAAGGGCGAAATCAGGTCTGTCTTCAAAAACCTATCGTGCGGAATACTAGCAGATTTCAACCACGCTTTCATATCCCCCCACATCTGCGCCCTCATATTTCCATACATTATCGGGTTTTTTGACTTGTTCCCAAAATTCACCCCCTTGATCTTGTACCGCTGCTCCTTGAGCCTATCCACAATCCCCGCCCCCAGCCCACCCTCATCAATTACGACTAACGTCGGTTTGTACTCTTCAATCGCCTCAATGATATGCCCCACCACCGTCATGGTGTCATCCCCCCGGTACTTCTTAATCGCCACAATATCCCGCCCCTGCCGCACCGCAATCACAGTCGCATCCGCCCCAAACCGCGCCGGGTCAACGCCAATAATGATGGGGGCGCTAGAGTCTTTGTACTTAGGCCGCTTCATCGCCTCATCCACAATGTCCGACGGTATAAACTGGTCATCCCCCGCCCGTGGAAACTCACCATACACCTCAACGTGCGCCTGGGCACTGTCCGGCCCGTACTCCGCAATGATCCGCTCATAAACCGCCTTGTCCGTCCCCTCCACCGTCCTCGCATCCACCACCTTAGTCGCCCAAAAGTCCCGCTTTGAGTGAAAAGTCTCGTAAAAGTACCCCGTGTTGCGCCGTGGGTTAGAAAACGCCAGCCAAAAACGATTTGGCGTGTTTTCTGTAAAGAATCCACCAGTGACCGACCAAATCGAGTCGTCAATACCACTCGCCTCGTCAAAAATCACCAGCACACCGTCAAAATTGTGCACACCAGCATAAGCATCTGGGTTCTCAGCACTCCAAAGCCGACCTTCCACAGCCCAATACCGCGTACCCTTCTTTAAATCCTGCTCCACCAGGTCAGTCAACCACTTAGCAGGTGCCACTTTTGTCGCACTCACCTCAAACCAGTGCGAATTTAACCCCATAGCCAGCCATTTGGTAATCTCCGCCCAAGTAATACTGCGTAACTGGTTCTCGCTATTCGCCGAAATAATGGTCGTCGAGCCAATACGAGTTGACACCATCCATATAGTCAGCCATGACACTAATGCCGACTTACCAATACCACGCCCAGAAGATATTGCTTCTTGCAATACCTTATACATGATTTCCTCGGTAGATTTATTATCTCCGGCAATTTTATTTATTGCAATATGGTCAGTAATATCTTGCAATACCTCACGTTGCCATTTACGTGGGCCAGAGAAATGCTCAAGCGGAGTACCTTTAACTCCCCAAGGAAATAAATACTTAACAAAAGCTAGGGGATTATCTTTTAATGCAGGACTCCAAAGTACCGCCATTAACTCTTGTTCATCTTCTGGTTTATATATTGTGGTTTGCATTATTGCTTCTTTTTCTTTGGATTTGCTTTAGCATCTCTTGTGGCTAAATCTAGCAATATTTGATATTCAGTAGCCAATGTTGGGTTTAAATGCGCCGGTGCGTTGTAATCATCATATTCATATAATGGATTTTGATGAGCAGCTGCACCCATCGCCCACGCTGGTAATTCATCTATTGATGAACGGTAATCTTTATTTTCTTTTACCCATGCTGGATTTAATTTGTCAGCTAATACACCTTGTGCATATCTTGCTCTATTAGTTTTAAATCCATCTGGATTAAAAATTAATTTTTTGTATGCATCTAAAAATTGTTGTTTAGCATTTTTATCTAATACTTCTTTTTGCGATCTTTGTTTTGAAATTTCTCCTTGAGCTGCATGAGTTAATTCATGCGTTAAAGTTGGCACAGCGTTTGTTGGGTCGTAACCTTTGTTTAAATATTTGTTGCTTAAAGTAATAGCACCAGTTTCTGGAATATTTTTACTGTTAAAACCTCCTGACATTCCAAATTCAGCGTTTGTTCCAGCAGGCAAAGATCCAAACGACACCGGCGGCATTGCACTGCGGCTTGTAAGGTAATCAGTCAAAGCTGCGTATTCAGGCCGTTCAGACGCCAGTTGCATCAAATATTGCAATGGGTTGGGATGCTCCGCTAGGCTTCTTAGCACGTTGACGTTTTTGGGCGCAAGATTGTTTGTAGCCATGATGGGTTCCTAGCAAGAGGGTAAGGGCATTATCGCAACAAAAAAATAAAAATTGTTTGTGGGCCATCCGTAGCCGTGACCACCCAGCGCTCGGCCCTCCCCCCCCTACCCTTCGGCATCCTGGTCATGCACAGCTTGCACAGGCGATGCACTGATGCGCGGTGTAACGTCCACAACGTCTACAAGGCGTGACTGGGCTGCAGCTAGGGCACCGCTGATGCTGATGCGGGTATCGCTCACCTGTACGTCTAGGCGATCGCCATAAACCTTAGGGGCTAGCTTGGATGCCCTCCAGCGCATTGAATCCAGCACGACACGTGCAGCGTGGCTATCCATAGTTCCAGCTGATACAGCCTCCTCTACAGCCTCCATGCGGTCAAACAGCGTATCGGCTTGGGCAGTCCGAGCGCGCGCGTACCTGACGGCAAAGGAGCCGTCCGAAACG